TTCCAGAATCGTTCATCTGCTCCCCCACCACCAGAAGTATTCATTTTTTCTACTTCTTTGATGAGTTTTTGGGTATAAGACCCTAGTTTAGATTGTTTTTTTAGAGATGCGAAAGACATTCGTATTACCTCGGATTTGTTTAGATTTGGCTTTTTTGTTTTGAGTATTAGGCATTGAAAACTAATAAAAGTTTTCCCGATTGAATACTAACTAGAGTTTTCTGCCTTGAATACTAACTGAGTATTACATTATGAAAACTAACTAGAGTTTTATGCTTTGAATACTAACTGAGTATTTCAGGGTGAAAACTAACTAGTAACAGATATTCTATACTGGAAACTCATTTTTGTCAATATGTTTTTTCATAAGATTTATACTAGTTTTCATTTGATCAAAAAGAACATTAATATCAACATTTTTGGGGATACCCATCAATTCAGCAGATTCCCTAATACGATCTAGCATTTTTTTAGCATCTGGATCATCAGTTAAACTTAAACGTGCATAGAGAATCTTTTGCTTCTCAATCAACCTATCTAATAGATTGATATGACGCAATTGTCCCTTTGCATCCATACTAGGAAATTTGAAGACGTTAGAGTAAACTTCTTCTTGAAGTTCACTAATCTCCACCATTTCAGCACGTACCATTTCTGAATCGAAGAAGCTCATAACGCAATTTGTTTTAGGATTTTTTTGTAATGGAATACATCTATATTTATGAATGGTTCATACTTCTTTATCTTCATACTGACGGTTGACCACACATATGGATCTAACTTTTTATCAAAGTCTTTAGCATATCTAAGTATCTTATTACATATAACTAACGTTTCTAAAGAAATATGCCCACCGAGATAATTCCTTAATATTGGTGGATGTCCTTTAGAACAGTCAAATACGTCATTTACGTTTTTTCCATCAAATAACTTATTTACGTCTTCTTTGAAATTATAGGAAAGTGACTGATTTCTCTTTTGCCACTCAATATACGTATTTCGACCAGTTTTGACAATATCCGATATAAACACTTTTTCGGGATCTGTGCTAGAAGTGAAATTAGCAATAAAAAACTTTTCTATGTCTTTATCGGCAAATTCCCTAGACATCTTCTCAAAGAAGAATCTATCTTTTCTCTGATAGAAGGAATTTAGTGATACACGAGGAAGTCGATTACCAAAGCGCATGTAGTCATATGAGTCTTTGGTAAAGTGCTGCTTCATAGCAATATAAGTCTTATAGCAGTCAAATGGCATCATGAAAAAAGTAATAGGGCAAAAAATGGCCAGGATAATTTTTCGACCTTTTTTGAATTAAAAGATCAATTTTGCACGGCTGGTGCGCTTTAAAAAGTTTAGGTCGGTTGCTTCACACTTTATCTTCTCCTTCAACGGCTTAGGTATTAGTTTAGGTACGGACTCAAGATCTATACTGTTCTGGTCACAAAAATAAATGATAGCATCAATATAACTCATGTATTCATTATCCCTTACGAGTTCTTCAATAGATTGAGCAAATCTAGCAGAACTATAGAACTTACTTTCCAGTACCTTTTCTAATTCATTTTCCATTGGTTCTTGTAAAGTAAGGGACAACATCTTTCCTCAAGTTCTTTATAATATTGTAACTGATAAACATCAGAAGGTCAAGCAATCTCAGATAGTTTGTCATCTACAAACTTCTTGATGTACTTTGATAATAGTTTAATATATTTTGCCTTATCCCTTTCCTCATATACAACACAATCTCCATCTTCACATGCCATAATAAGAACTAATTTCTTAACGGATATACCTGTTAGTTCATGCAACATACATCCATATGCCATGCACTGAACGAAGTAATGATCCACCCATGCTCTTGGTTTCTCTTTCTTCGATGTCTTAAAATCTATTATTGCAAGTTCTCCATCAAACTCTGCTATGCAATCCACTGTTCCAGCAATTCCTAAAAACAAGCTGTAGAGTGGACCTTCTAGAGAGTGAATATTATTTATACGTGCCAGTGTAGGCTTAGCAATAGTGAACAGATGTTCAGAAATAGGTAATGACTTACCATCATAACCTTCATTCTTCAAATAATACTCAGTAAGAGTATGAAAATCTGTTCCTCTTGCAGTAGATTGTCTTGTTATTTTATCTGCTTCTGCATCTCCTACCTTCTTTCTCCACTTGGCAAATATACCTTTGTTAAAATGACTTGTAACAGAAGTAATAGAAACTAACTTCTTAAACTCATCAGAATCAGGAACTTTATAGTAACGAACACCATCTATAGTTTCTCTCTCCAGAGGAGAAAGATTCAAATCAACATGATCAAAGGTCATAAATTTAATTGCATTTTTGATAAGATGTACTCTCTACAGAATCCTGATCTGACGATATCATCTACTCCAAACTCTATTATATCAAAGGATGGCATAATTTGCAATATCCTCATGAAGTCATGAATACCATTGCGTTCATTCGTTTTAACTAGATCACTCTGAACTGCATCACCACAGAACATAATCTTTGTATTCTGTCCTACACGAGTGATGATAGAATCAAGTTCATGGAAGTTTAAGTTCTGGAACTCATCCACAATAATGATAGCATTGTCAAATGTGGTTCCTCTTATAAAGGATGTACTCCAGAAACTAATAGTTCCCTGAGCTTTCAAGTTACCATAAAGCATCTCAAAATCTGCTTCAGTTGGCATCTCAAACATGTACTTTACCATATTCTTATATGGTATCTGATAAATGTCAGACTTATCCTCATGATCACCTGGTAAGAATCCAATCTCCCTTGTAGATACAAGTGACCTTACAATATAGATTTTATCATATGGAGTACTAGGATCTAATACATCTCGCAATGCATTGAAAAGAGTGATAAAAGTTTTACCAGTACCAGCACAACCATATGCAACTAAATGTTTCTCATTTTTAAATGATTCAAATAGTCTTACCTGATTATCAGTAAGAGGTTCTATATCTCTAAGGAAATCAGTATTAATTGGTTTCTTTCTTTTCATCTGCTTAGTAGTTTTACCTACACCGATAGGAGAATCATTCCTCTTTTTACGTGTCATAAGTCCTCAGTTATAGCAGATTGTGTTGAAGATTCATAAGAACCTTTACTGGCTAACCGTCCAGAGATACCACCTGCTTTTTCAGATTTCTTCAGAACTTCACCCCAACCAGGATTTTTATTAACTAACTTATCTCTCCACTCACCAACTTCAATTCCTAAACTAGGAGAATTTTCAGGAGTAAAGTATCGTTGCCAATCGGGATTGTCTTCTTTCCATTGATCCCAATCATGAACACTCATCACGACCTCCTTTTGTTCACCAGTTTGTTGATTAACGACAGGGTATGTTGCCATATGAATATAATAGTGGATAGTTATTTAGACCATTCAAGAGCTTCTGCAACAGTAGGGAATTGTTCGGTAAAGACCTCACGAACTCCCTCTGCTACATCCATATGCTCTTTCTGTGTTCCATGTGCAGAACGTAGGTCAATGTAATGCACCCATGATCTGACAGAACCAGTCATGTAGATTCTAGTAGGTGTTGCTAGTGGTAGTACAAATCTTGCACACTCTTTAGCAATACCATTAGCAAGTAATTCGTTATAAAGATCCATTGAATCAACAAAGTGTTGTGCAATCTTTTCTTGTAGATCTTTCTTCTTGTTCTCTGGCACATCATCATTACTATTCTGACGATTCTTTAGATCTTGACTGCGAAGATCAAACATAGGAATCTCATCTGCTAACAAATTAGTGTCAGCATATCTTTGTGAGAACTCTTGGAAAGTAAAACTTCTATGTCTCAATATCTGTGCAGCAAGTCCTCTGGTAGTATTGATCTCAACCGTCATGTATGCCTGTTCAAAGACACTCCAATGCCCATGTTTGATACAATACCTAAGAAGACCAGCAAACTTATCATTGTCCTGATTGTTAGGGTTACTGACACGAGCAACATATGCCATAAGCTTTTCAGCATCTGGTGTTGAACTCACTAATTTAACACTCATTAACCTCCTCCGAAATCGTATTGGTTTTGACTTATAAACTCAAGGTAAGCATACCAATCGTATTGCTCACACTCATGTTTGTTAATAGCATCATACATTAAATCAACAGTATTGTGATGGGGAAATATAGGATGCTTACAGGTGTATTCAGGGACTACAAATGACATTAGAAATGATCCCCTAATCCTTCTTGTGGTACAGGTTTCCAATCCTTACCATAGTATTTTTCTAAGATATTATGATGTGGAGCACGATCAAGTTGCTCTTGTGTGAATTTATGAGACTTAGGTGGATCTGGTGGAAACAACTC